TGGAGCTTGTTGATCGCCATAGGACGAATTTCAAGAAGAGAACCAGTAAGGAAATTTTCAATACCCTTTTTAGTAGCGGCGAGTTTAACACGATTAGCCCTCGATCCCGTCGTATTCTGTAGCGAGCCTTCTGTTAGGAATTTAAATAGAGGCCCGCGCGCGCGCGTGATCGCCGTACGAAACGGGCTCATTACTTCATCAGCCTGTTTCATAGTCGGAGCAGTGGTAACCTGATGCGTAGTCGATGTGTCCACGTTAAGAAAGTAGCTGTGAATCATCGACCCGTACATCGATTTAGCCGCTCCTCGAGCGACGATCAGGTATTGCTTAAGGGTTAGGCGTTTCTTGATCTCCCTTTTCTCATAATGTCCACCGTGGTTATCTTTTGTCGGAACATATACACTTCGCTCAACGAAGTAATACCAACCAAAGATTTGTTCAGCCCAGAGTTTGAAGGAAGGAAGAAGATGGAGGTCTGACCCATCTGTTAGAGTTAGCTCTCCCTCGCAATAGCGAATGAATCCTTCAACCGCGCTATCATCATAATAGATATTAGGGTTAGCGATGAGCGAATCTATCCGATTCATCTCCATCGAAATCTCTCGATTTACAGGGATTTCTCCTCGGAGGACTGCCTCACGAAACCGACCATAATAGATCGGGATCGCAGTATTCGACAGACCCACGCCAACCCTCCTTCCTATTTACTCAGAACAACTTTAAGGCTGGCATCGAACGCTTTGTCAATGACCTTATCAACGACTCGATTACCAACTCGTCCCAGAGTTTTGGCTACGAACTTTGCACCAGCGTTCTTCTGATTTGACTGGAGCCGACTGACATTCTGTTCAGTGCTCAGTCGATTCGCATAGTGCTGCAGATCTGAAGTAGAAACCACATGAGTTCCATGCTTCTTCAGAGTCTGGTGTGTTGTACGAGCTCGAGCGGCATCAGGGTGTGGCTGAACTCCGCCGCCAACCGTAGCCTTTCGACGAACACCCCACTTCATGCCCTTGATGCCGTGATGCTCGAGAATATCGGTTACAATTGCGGGGGCGTCCATTTACTCCTCCGCTTCTGCTTCCTTATCCTTAGCCTTTGGCTTATGAGCAGCCTTCGACTTCGGCCGGTCCTTTACGCCTTGCCGGTACTGCCTTTCGAGATTGTCTGCAGCCTTCTCAGCGTCCTTTCGGTCCCGCTCAGCTTGGGCACTTTCACGCTCTGGCATATCAACCCTCCGCAACGAGGGGCGGATCAGGATCGACCCACCCAGTCTCTTCTCGATGAACATTCAAACGCCATTCGAGTTCCTGGATCTGATCGGTCATCGCGTTGATTAGATAAGATGTCTGCGGTGGATCGAACAGCATTCGAACCCGAAGAAATACGTACGACTTCACTGCATTGTACTGATGATCGGTTGGATCGATGAAGTCAGTCCACGCATCGTCAATATCGTCAACCGTAAAACCCGCAGCTGGCCCGACTCCTAGCTGAGTGAGAGTAGAAAGAGCTGTATTAATATGCATGATTATGTCTTGGTCAAATGCGAGATACTCGGCTGCAATTCCCAGGACTTTCTTTACACTTAAAAGAATGCTTGGTTCCATTATCTCACCTACTTATTAGTTATTTAATCCGAAGAATTCTTTTTGCTAGAACTCTTGGGAATAGCGCCTCCGTCATACTTCTTTCCGGAGCTCTTCTCCTGCTGGTCCTTCTCCGCCTTCTTCTCGGCTTCCGTCTTCTCGGTCATCTTCATCTCCTTCTGGAAATGGATTGAACTCTTGCGTGTCCTCATCCACCAAGCCTCGCTCGGTTCTCACCTATCCTCCTCATGGTTCAATGCAAGTAAAGATTTTAACCTGTCCACCAGCACCGTTAATTTGCAAAATTCCCGGCTCATAGCCTGCTGGAGCACCGGCGCAAGGACTTCCCGCAGGTCCTGGAGGTCCCGTTGGACCTTGTTCTCCAATAGGGCCACGTGGTCCTTGTGCACCAGTATCTCCTTTTGGTCCAGTCGATCCGGGCGGTCCTGGAGGTCCTGGTATTCCCGTGCCAACATCCACGGTTACTGTCTTAAGTGGTTCGGATGCTGCTTCACTCAGGGCTGTCGCCGTCAGAAACCCGCTCCCCGCCGCCATCATTGACCCTGACACTACTAGAATTGTCACTTTTGGGGTGATCTTCATCTCTCACCTCCTTAGCGGCTCGTCTTGCTGTCATTATTGCAGCTAATCCGCTAAGTGCACTGCCCAAACCTAGAAGAAACCCGCCTAGAGCAGCCCATGGAATTTGCCACTCACTCCACGGGATGTCCATTTGATCCGCGCCTTAGATTGACGATCCATGTAACTAGCGCTGGTACAAATGAAAGAACAATAGCCAAATATAAGATCGTATCGGCATCATCCACATCCGCAAGTCCTGCAATCAACGCAGCTAGCGCTGTCGCAAGTGGCCCTACTGTTTCAGCTGGATGGTTCTTGACAATCTGGGTCGGTTCCATCTCCCTCCTTTCACCAGAGCGTCGTGTCTCCACTTTTTCTTTCAACAGGGCCTCTAGGAAGAAGTGTTTCATCGCCATAATGAATCGCATTGTGAGTTTGAAGCGATGTGGTTATCAGAAACTCAGGATTGAGAATAAAATCCCCACCATGTCTGATATCATCTATTGTCACAGGATTCATATGATGAATCAATAGATTTGCGTAAATATCATACCCAGGAATTCCTAAATCACAACCATTATCTCTTGTTATAACAAAGCTGCGAAGTCTCTTCCATTCGTTTGAGTGATAAAATCGTTGGTTAAGTAATCTATCAAACCCAAACGTCGAATCTCCGACATTACCCTGTAATCGAAGGTACCAGTATCGTTCTTCAAACGTTTTATGACGACAGAGCTCGGAATATGTTCTAAGCTTCGTCATCGAAGTCAGGAGGAGGTAGCTCACCCGCATATGATCGCATAGCAGTAAGAGCTTCCATGTAAAGCTCCTCCACACGCTTCTGTGATTCGAGCGCGTCGATCTTGACCCGTGTCAGTTCGTTCTCATGCTCGAGTCTCTCTTGTTCGAGACGTTCTCTGGTCGAACCGAGCTTCAGAAAATGTGTAATGACCTGCGACGAGGCTGTGCCAGAACGAATCTGTTGTTCTGCAAGGTCAACCGCCTGAGAAACCAGCTGATGTTCACGACCTTCAGGAGTTGTCGCGGGTCTGCGGGGAGTTTTGCCCAGCTTTACTTTTCTTTTCCTCGCTGGCACACGACCTCCTTTCTACATTGGTGTAAGTTCGAGCACTTTACCACACAGTTTTAACCCCCGATTATAAAGTGTTTTTCCCAAAATATCCCCCGGGGAAATTTTTGGAAGCCGGGCGATGAAGAGAGGGGGGTTTTTTTGCGACCCTCCCCCCCTACTTTACAATCGAATCTCTCGTATCATTCTTGGAAACTTTGATCCACTTACCAAGAACATTTTCTTTTACAATCTCATCGATTGCATCCTGAATAGCCAATGCCTGGTCAGGTTCTGACAAATCACTTGACACATTAGCTATTCGATCCAGCATACCGGCTGTGTTATAACCTTTCCTTGTATCGTAAGCCAACCACTCATCGAACCTAGTGAAAGGATCGAATGGATTGTCAACTGTTGTCAACATGTATTCGTCAGCCATTGATACCTTCTTTGAGTGTAGTCAGTCCAACACCCAAATGATCTGCTACTTCCTGCTGAGTATACCCAAGATCCAACATAGCCTGAGCCTGACGTATCTTACTGCTTGTCATCTTGGGATGGAACTTAGGCACAGCTAACTTCTTAACGTTCTCTGTGTTGGCGTTGTTAAGTATTCTTGTTAGCTTATGGGTACTGATAGCACCAGCCTGAATAGCATTCCACTCTGCCTCTGTGATGGTGACCCGATTCTTATAGGCACCTGTTCTGAGGCGGGCTTCATTCAGTGCTATAGTTCCAATCTTCTTCACATCTTCAGGCTCCATGCCAGGATTGGCCTGTCGTTTCATGGAGACCTGGTGGTTTGCTAGGAGCTGGGCTTGTCTTTCGAGGGGCGCATTCTTTTCGGCTATGTTTAGTTTTGCATTGAGAGATGCTACTTCAGCTGCATACGTCTTCTTTGCAGACGGGGAGTAAGGAATAGACTTGGTATTGACCGCTTCTTTTCGTGCGGTATTAGCCAAGGCCTTTAGCTTAGCTGAGTGGGTAGCATACGTAATTTCCATCTTTGTACCAGAAGAAAGGCTAAATGGATCCTCAGTCTCGGCCAGCTTCTGAGATCGGATCTTCTTGAGCTCGAGCTCACCGGTCTTCTTATTAGGAACCATACGTCCAGTTAGTTCATACATCTTGCGACCAGTAACTGGATCGATCTTAGGATTCTGCTTTCTTTCAGGAACATAGATGGGAGACTTCGCTCTACTGATCAGAGTAGCTGCGCCAGTTCCTTTTCGCCCAGGTATTGTTTGATACTTCTGCTTTAGAGCAAGAATACCATTATCTTTTTCAGACTGCCGATAATCTAGCTGATGTTTCTCTGCATCAATAACAACCATGGAATGCTTAACAGCACGAGCAAGTTCATTTGTGTTAGCTCCATGAAGCGACATGTCTGTGATAAGATTGGAAACCTTACCCATCTCTTGCTGCTTCTGGCCATTAGTAACTCGTGGAATGTTCGATCCCTCAGGAATTTTATAGACCATCGGATCAAACCCCTTGAGTTCTTCGAGGGCAGGGGTTGTTTTTACAGACTTGTTTTTGTTCGAGATAACAAGAACAGTATCGCCGTCGAAGTCAGCGCCAGACAAATGCTCTGCCACTCGATGATTAACACCAACCGCATC